ACAAGAGAGTTATGTAGCCCGTTATACGGCTGAGACTGTAGCATTGGCATTTGCCATTACAGAAGAAGCAATGGAAGACAATCTTTATGATACGTTTGCCAAGCTTCGTGCTAGAGGTCTTGCCCGTGCAATGGCTAACACTAAGCAGGTTAAAGCTGCTAACATTTTCAACAATGGTTTCTCAGATACTATTGGTGATGGTGTAGCTTTCTTTGCTTCAACTCACCCAACTGTAGGTGACGGTAATCAGAGCAACTTAGCTGCTGCTTCTGATTTATCTGAAGCCACACTTGAAACTATTCTTACGAATGTTCAGAAGATCAAAGATGATCGTGGCATTCTAATTGGTGCAAGTGCTGTAAGTCTACATATTCCAGTTGACTCATGGGCGATTGCAGATCGTGTTCTTTCTAGCCCCGGAAACACTCAAACGAGTGACCTTCAGGCTAATCCAAACACGAATGCAATTAATGCCATTCGTCATCTAGGTATGTTGCCAGATGGGTACTACATCAACCGTAGGTTCACCGACACTGACGCTTACTTTGTTAAGACTGATGTGCCTAACGGTACTAAGATGTTTAACCGTACTCCTCTTCAAACGAAGATGGAGCCAGACTTCGATACTGGTAATCTCCGCTTTAAGGCACGGGAGCGTTATAGCTTTGGTGTTTCTGACTGGCGTGGATGGTTCGGTAGCGCAGGTTAATTAATATATGGGGGAGGAGTGCAATACTCCTTCCTCATTATTATAAGGAGAAGCTATGACTACAAATGTTAAAGTAGCACAAAATGTAAGCAGTGATGGAGCAATTATAACAGGCTTTCGTTATATTGATACCAACTTAACTTTAGGCGATGAAGGAACTGGCTCTGATCCCACCCCATCTATAAACCGTATTCTTGCTATACATACTTATTCAACACTTGCAGGTGAAATTGTTATTACAGGAAGTAAACAGATTACGAATAAGACAGCAAAGGGAACAGCTATACGTTATCGTGTAGCAGCAGCAGATGCCAACGATCAATACATAGGAGACATGGGAGTAGGTGTACATGGTATACTTAGTGTTGCCAACTCAGGCACAGGAACAATGACTCCTACAATAACTCTATATGTAGGCTAAAGATGCCTAACTATGCTTACTTGAAAACAGACCTTGTTAATACGACTGAGAATGATTCAACTGAATTTGCTGCTCAAGTTTCTGCTTTTGTAAAGAAAACAGAATTTAGAATGATCAAGGATCTGGACGATGCAGGACTCGATGAATACACTAATATATCAGTATCATCTGGTAATGCAGGAACTGTGTCTTTAAATGACAGAGTTCGTATTGTCAGAAATGTAAACTATAAAGTTAGTAATGGTACACAAGTTACTAATCTTCTTCAGAGGACAGTAGAATATGTAAATGACTACTGGCCTGTTAGTTCGTCTACAGGAACGCCTAGATACTACACTCGTAGAAATAATTCAAGTATAAAAATAGTACCTACTCCCGTTTCAGCATTAACAGTAGAAATTCAATCACAGTCACAACCATTAGCCTTGGCTTCTGCTACAGGTACAAGCGTGACAGTTCAAAATTATTTTAGTGATTACTGCTATGAAGCTCTCTTTGCAGGATGCATGGTAGAAGCTACCATGTACATGAAAGATTGGCAGACACTTCCCGTATGGCAAGGGGAATATCAAAATGCCATAGCAACATTACGCAATCAAGCTAGACGGACTCGACAAGATGATATGGCTGTAGCTGCATCTCCTGCTGGTGGTCCAGATCCAGTTGTAGACGGTTCACCATAGGAGGATAAGATGAATGATAAAAAAATACCAATATCTACTCAAGTAAAAGCTAAAGCAGCTATGGAAAAAGCAGGTGTTAAAGAAAAAGCATCTACAGAAATTAAAAAGTTAAAAGATAATCTTAAACAACAAATTAAAAGAACTGGAACATACCTTCCTAAACTTAAAAAAGAAACTCGAAAAAAAGTATTTAAAATTAAAAACGAATTTAAAAGAAATAACATTAATATTAACAAAACAATGAAAAAAGATTTAAAACTTTTAATGGAATATGGAACAGATGCTCAGAGAGCTAAAAGCTTTATGCGTAAAACTAGTGAAACAGGAAAAAAACCAAAGGCTATAAGAACAGTAACTACAGATAAAAAAGGAAAAATAATTAGTAAATCAAAGCCTGTATCTAGTCAATTTAATATGGGTGTTACAAGAGAAATGCCTTATGATCGTCCAAGCAAACCAGCTAATTCTAAGAAGGTTGCTTCAAAAAAACCTACAGGTAAAAAAATAACACCAGCACAACAAAAAGTTATAAATCAAGCAGCACCTCTAATTGAAAAAATTGACAAAGGTTATCAAAAGGGAAGTCCAGTAAAATTCGCACCTGAACCAGAGAAACCTATAATTCCTAAAAGAGGTGGTGGTATGACTCGACAAGGTTTATATCCTGCTGAAGAATCTCGTTCAGGTACAATGTCTGAAGATGAGCGTAAACGGTATATGACTATGGGTAAAAAAGGTGGTGGTATCGTTTATCGTAATATGGGAAGAGCTATCGGTGGTGATATGGGTGGTGTATCTACGGTGAGTTATTTCTACGATGACTGATTTAGATGCGATCAAGTTATAGAAAGTATTTATAATAATGGTTAATCGGGCAAGCGTAAGGCAACAGATTATGAAACCAAAGAAGAAAAAGTTAAACATAAAGAAAGCCATTAAGAAACCCGGAGCATTACGTAAGTCTCTAGGTATTAAAAAGGGAAAGACTATACCAGCTTCTAAGTTAAAGAAAGCTGCTAAGTCTAAAGGTAAACTAGGTCAAAGAGCAAGATTTGCTATGACCTTAAAGAAACTACGAAAGAAGAAAAGGAGAAGTTAAATGGGTGGACCAATAGCACAAATCCCTACTCCAGTAGATCTGGATAAGGTACTTGGCAGACCAACGGGACAGGGCTTTGGTGCTGCTCGTAAAGGACCAAGTGTAGAAGGACCAATAGAGGCTGTTATGGATGAGAAATATACTCAAGGTAAGTCTTTTAAAACTGATAAAGCAAACCGTGTAGGTAACTACGCTCAGACGGGAGATTAATCATGGCATATCAATTAATTCCAATGGCAGTTTTGGGTGCAATTAGATTAGCTACTCCAATAGTAGCTAGAGCTTTAGCGAAAGCGGGATTTAAAGAAGCTACTAAAACAGCAGCTAAAAAAGCTGGTAAGACAGCTACAAGAATTAAACCACAAGAAGTATTAAAAATAGTTAAGAATCAAAAAACTTCATCACCTAGAAATCGTCTACAAGCAATTAAATCTAGAACAACTAAGAAGGTTGAACCTAAAACAACTAAGAAGGTTGAACCTGAAATAATTAAGAAGGTTGAACCTAAAACTAAAATAACACCTAAAACAACTAAGAAGGTTAAACCTAAAACTAAAATAACACCTAAAACAACTAAGAAGGTTAAACCTGAAAAAACAACAAAAGAGTTTTATGAAAAAGCAGGTTTTAAAAAATCTGATGCAAAACCAAAACAATTAAAGTTTCAACCTAAAAAAACAACAAGAGAGTTTTATGAAAAAGCAGGTTTTAAAAAACCTAGTGGTAACGTACCAGCAAAACTTAAAAAACTACCACTTGTAGATCAGCAAAAGATTGCAAGATTAGGTGGCCTATCAAATGTAAAAAAAGGTACGCCTTTATGGAAAAAACTGGTAAGTGTAGGACTAATTACTGCTACAGTAGTTGGTCCAACGTTAATAGAATCTAAAAAAACAGCAGATGCAACACTTAAAAATAAAAAAAGAAAATCTGTAGAAGGTAGTAGAGGTAGAAAAATTGAAAAGCCCGGTGAAAGAGCTAAAGCATTTAAAGCTAAACCTAAACCTAAACAACAAATATCTGGTGAAGGAGAGATGGCTGCTGGAATAAAAGCTAGTGGAGTTAAAGGACCAGCTAAATCTAGACCAGCATGGTTAAATAATCCTATAGCTAAAGAAATTATAAAAAGTAGCGGTGGAGAAAAAGCTTTTGCTAAAGATTCTATATCAAGTAAGATAGGAAAGAATATTTTTGGTGAAGGTGATGATGTAACAGCTATAGATAAAATGAAAACATCAGTCTATAATACGTTAAGAGATGAATATGGTTCTGATACGCCTATGGATTCTGAAAGAGAAGCCTTTATGAAAACACTTTACAATAAAAAAGGTGGTAAAGTTGGTAAAAGAAAAAAAGTAGGAAAGAAGAAGCAAGGCTATAAAGCTCGTAAGGATGAATCAATCGCAATGCGAGTAAAGAAAAAGCGTACCAAGAAGCAACTTAAAGCCAGCCGTAATGAATCTTATGGTAAATGGGGTAAAGGAAAAGGTAAGGGTAAAATTAATAGAACTGTACGTGGAGTAGGTGCAGCTAAACGAGGATGGGGTAAAGCTAACTATTCTAGTAAACTTTATTAATGCAAAGATTAAAACAGTATATTGAAAAGAAAAAACTCTTAAAGAAATTTAAAGAGAGTATAAAAATAAAAGAAGATGACTTTACACTAATTGATTATAGTGTTATAAAACCAGTTGAAAAAGATTATCCAAACTGGGAGATGTACTGGAAAGATAGTTGTAGATATTTACAATTAAAGTATCAATATACTTATGGAAGTAAATGGAGAGAGTAAATGAAAACAAAAGTTAAAGATGTAAAAACTGGTAAGATTCTGGAAGTCGCAGATCCTGAGAAGTTTATGGAACATCGTGAAGCTGTC